GGCGGGCGAGTTGACCTTGAACGCCGCGCGCGCTCTGGCAAGCAAGGCCACCCCCGGCAAGGCTATGGCCTTGAACGGCGCATTCACCGCCAACACGGACGCCCCTGCGTTCAAGTTGCCAAAAGCAGAGGGGAAGTAACCCATGGCACGCTATAACGTGATCGCGGCTGGCCCGTTCACTCAGAACCCGCCGCAGGTTCAAGAGGCCATCGCCGCAGCTTCCATCATGCCGGGAACGGCAGTGGTGTGGTCTGGCGCTGCATTCGTGCAGGCTGGCCTTTCCGCTATCGCCAAAGTTTTCGTCGTGCAGGATAATTACCTAGCGATGAAAGGCGTTGATGTGGCTTGGCCCGCTGGTGATCGCATCATCGGCTTGGAAATCGTGGACGACCAGTTCTACAACGTTCTGGTTCCGACCGGCGTCAACGTGCTGAAAGGCTCGGAGTTGACCACCAATGCCACCGGGCGCTTCATCTTGGCGCTGACCACGAACAAGGTGATCTTCCAGGCGGAAGAAGCCTACAACAACACATCGGGCGTAGATCAGTTGGTGCGCGTTCGCGCAGTCAACGGCTACCTCAAAGCTTAAGGAGCGAAGCACATGCGTTACTTTGACGATCAGCTTGTCGCCAACTCTCGCCCCCACGCTGCGATGTGGAACGAGGTTTCGCTCAAGCGCGAATGGTTCCACCAAACCGAGGAAGCCTTTGCCGCCGTGCAGAACGCATCCGCAGTCCTGCCGCGTGATGCGTGGCTTGAACTGGATGGCATCACCCGCCGCGTCATGCGGACGGATGAAGGCTCGGCCTACATGAATGACCTGATGCCACTGGCGAAAGCTGTGGACATCGGCGTTCTGGTTTCGCTGAACCGCGTTTCATCGGATGTTGGCGCTCCAGTCATGCGGTCTATGTCGGGTCAGGTTCCTGTCGCGCTGGACAAAGTGACCTACGCCTATCGCGGCACCCCTGTTCCGATCTTTGCGGATGGCTACAAGCGCGAATGGCGCGAATGGCGCACCCTGCAAAACGCGAACTTTGATGCACTGGCAGATGATCAGGAGGCCACCACGGCCAAGATCAAGCGAGACATGGCGCTGTTTTCCTTGAACGGCGATGCGTCGATTGTGGTGCAGGGCTATCAGGCATACGGCATCCGCACGAACCCGCTTTCCAAGACGATCAACGTGGGCGCATCTGGCAACAACATTCGCCTTGACCTGCCCGCTACCACCAGCGATGCAATCGAGGCATTTATCAACGGCGCTTTCGGGGCAATGCTGGATGCGAACTTGGTCAATCAGAAGGTGAACATCTATGTTTCGCCGGAGATCATGCGCAACTGGGATCGCCCTTATTCGGGGTCGGCTGGGTTCAAGATCGGGTCGTTGCGTGAGGCGCTGGAAAGCAATCGCCGCATCAACAAGATCGTGCAGACGTTCGAGTTGACCGGCAACGAGTTCTTTGGCTTTGTGCCGAGCGCGGAATACATCCGGCCACTGGTGGCGATGGCAGTCAACACCACGGCAGGCGCGCGAATGAACCCGACCGACAACTATCAGTTCTTGGTGATGGGCGCGATGGGCTTGGAAATCCGCGCTGACTTCAACAACCGCTCGGGCGTGTTCTACTCGATCAGCACCTAAAGCTATTCAGCAATGGGCCGGGAAACTGGCCCATTTCATGAGCGGCTTTGACCAAGGGAAATCACCATGAAAATCAAGATCACTGGCGTAGGCGTATCCGATAGCAACGGGTTGCCATTGTCGATTGGGACAGAGGTTGAACTGTCTGCTGTGCCGAAAGGCTGGGAAGGGCTTTATGAGGTGACGCAGGCAGATCATGAACCGGAAGCTGTTGCAGTCACCAATCCGAAGCGCTCACCCAAGGAATAACTCATGGCTGGCTATGGCGATGACACGGCGTTCAACGCATGGCTGGCCGAGAACGGACTGACCTTGCCTGTTGGCGCGCCGTCTGTCGCTGTGCTGCGGCAAGTCGGATCTGGATATGTGGATGCTGCCTATGAGTGGAAGCTGTGGTGCAGCACTCGCACGGGGGGATTTACGCAGGAACGCGCTTGGCCGAGAACGGGGGCATCTGTCTACAACGCCGCCGTGCCATCTGACCTGATCCCGCCACAGTGGATACAGGCCAGCTATCGCGCCGCATATCTGCAAGCTGTCACGCCGGGATGGGCGACTGGCGGCACTGATCCTTCCCGCATCACCAAGCGCGAAAAGGCTGGCGAGGTTGAACGTGAGTTTTTCGAGGCTGGCAAGGGCGCTGCTGTTGGTAACGCCGCGCCGGGTTTCCGCGTTGATCCGATGATTGATGGGCTTGTGGTGCCGTGGCTGTGCTGGGATGGCTCGGGCGCATTGGGCATCTGGTCAATCGGGAGTTAAGCCCATGTTCTATGACGAGATGGCCGCGATGGTGCAGGACTTGCTGCAACCCGACAGTGCAGGTGGGTTGGGTCAGGGCGCAATTCAAATTATCCGCACCACTCCTGGGGGCATTGATCCCGCGCATCCTGAGACGCCCGTTGCGCCAGTGCGGCTGGTGGCGACGGTTGATCAGATCGGGATGCCGAAAGCCGAGTATCGCACTGGCGAAACGGTGGTGACGACTGATCTGGCGTTCATGATCACGCCGCCTGTGGGGTTTGACCCCGCGCCGGGGGACTTGGTGCGGGTGGGTGGCTTTGATGTGGGGACTGTGGTGCATGTAGAACGGCTTGGGTCGTTGGATGTGGCGATCTACTGGACCGTGTGGGCAAATCGCTAATGCGCCGCCCCACCCGCACACAAACCAGCCGCTTTCGCCAACTTATCGCCCGTTTGGAGCCGACGCTTCAACGGGCGTTTCTTTCCGCAATTGCGGATGTGCATGGCAATCTTGACTGGCAGGGGCTTAACCAAGCGATTGCGGCGGGCAATATCGACGCGGCCGTATCGGCTATCAGGATTGATCAGGGCGCGTTCTTGGCGCTGTGGCAGGCGGCAGATGCGGCTTACATCGCGGGGGCAACTGAGACGGTTGCCACCTTGGGCATATCGGGGGTTCCGGCTTCGGCGGGCATCAGGTTTGATATGACCAATCCGCGCGCAGAGGCCTATCTGGCAACCGCATCTAGCCGGATGGTTGCCGAGATCACTGAGGACAGCAAGCAGGCCGTCAGAGAGGCTATCCAGCGCGGATATACGGCAGGACGAGGGCCGCGTGACATTGCAACCGATGTGGCGGGCAGGGTGGTTGGCGGGCGTAGGACTGGCGGTATCGTGGGGCTGGATACCGGGCGGGCGTATCGGCTCGATATGGTGCAGCAGGGCATGAAAACCGCAGAGGGCGTGCAGGATCTGGTTATCCGGCATCAGGACGGCACGATTGGGCTGCGATACAAGGTCAACAAGGCCACCGAAAAACGCATCTTGGCGGCGTATCGCGCGGGAACGGCGGTATCAGCGCAGGGCCAACGCATGAGTGTTGATCAGTTCCGCAATGCGCTGTTGAAATCGCGGGCCGATACGATTGCGCAGCTTGAGACTTCGCAGGCGGTTATGGCGGGGCGGCGCGAAGAATGGGGCCAGGTTTTGGAAAAGCTGGGCCGCTCTGAGGCAGATGTAGAAAAGCGATGGCAGCATGGCAGCGGCGGCACCGATCCGCGCCCGCATCATGTGGCGATGAACAACAAGACGGTGCGAGGGCTGGATGCGCCGTTTGTGTTTAACAATGGATCATTGCTGCGGTATGCTCATGATGAGAACGCGCCGATCTCAGAGACTGCGCGTTGCACATGCGACACGACATTTAGGCTATTACCTGATTTGGCGGCGCTGCGATGATTGATGGCAGGTTTCGATATGACCCGCGCGATGGGAGTTTTGCGATGACAAAACAGGCTGAATATTGGTATTCGCTATCCAACGCGGAAAAGGCCGATCTGCTAAAGGCGATTGGCTATACGCTGGGCAACGGCGACGATATGGCAATTGATGTTTCCAACATTGGCCGGGATGAGATCGAGAAAGGCTTGATCGAGCCTGCGGGCATCATCACTGAGTTGATGGATGGCATTGCTGACAGGCTGCGCGCATCATGAGTTGCGAAAAATGCACCCAACTCCGCCTTGATTGGATGAACGCGATGATCGCCGCTGATGTGGCGCGGCTGGCATCCGTCACGGTGCAGGCGGTCAAACATATCGTGAAACCGGAGCCGCCCAAAGATGGCCCTTAGCTTCTCAGCCTACGTCACCGAATGGAC